CGTCGAGCACGCCCTCGACGGGGGCGAGGCTGCGGCCGTAGCGGGTGAGGCGCAGGGCGAGCACATCATCGAACGGCGCCCTGCGCCGCCACATGAGCCCGTACCGGTGCCGCAGCCGAGCCCGCTCGATCATCCGCTGCTGTTCGAGGGCGATCACCGCCTCGTACGAACGCAGCTCCCACAGCTTCATACGCCGCCACAGGCGGAACGTCGACCAGGGGTCGAGCAGCCACCGCGACAGCCGGACCGATTCCATATGCCGGGCGGCGCTGATGTCTGCGGCGATCCCGATCGCGTGCCGTGCCGCCTCGACGACGACCACGAACAGAACGGGGATCACGGCGTGCATGCCGACGCCGATCGGGTCGGGCCACGCGGCCGCCCCGTTGAACGCGATTGTCGCGGCGGTGAGCAGCCATGCCGTGTGGCGCAGCAGCGCGAGCGGCATGCGTAGCCATGTGAGCAGCAGGTCGAGGGCGAGCAGTACGAGGATCCCGGCGTCGAGGCCGATCGGGAAGAGCAGCGCGAACGACCCGAAGTGCTTTGCTTCCGCGAGGGCGCGCACGGCGGTGTACGAGCCGACGAACCCGATCACGGCGATCACGGCGGCACCGACCGCTACGCCGGCGATGATGCGGCGCTGCAGGGCGGTGAGCTGTGGTCGGTCACGCTCGGGTGTGGTGTGACGCTCGCCGTTACTATCAGCCACGGATCGGCCCTTTGCTCGACGGTTTGGGGCACGGTCCGCCCCGGCTGTATGGCGTGCCAGCGCCGGCCGGGGCATTCCGTTGTGCGGGTTCGACCGTAGGTGAACCTGCTTTACAGTGTCAACAAGGTTAGGGCAGGATGACGCCATGCCAGAGCGGGAAGAACCGCAGTCGACGGGCGCGAGCGAGGAGGAGCCGAGGTTGCTGAACATGTCGCAGCTCGCTGCCGAACTCGGCACGACGCGGCAGTCGATCCACGCATGGCGGCGGTCTCATGGCGACTTCCCCGCACCCCGCCGCCGCCCCGGCAGCACCCGCGACGAGTGGGATCTCGACGAGGTGCGCCGCTACTGGGAGGCGCGCGAGCTGCGCCCCGGTCACCGTACCGACCTGCGGCCCGGCGACGAGGGCGGCGAGCAGCCGACGTAGCCTGACGACGAGGAACCCCCCACCGCGGCCCCGGTGGGGGGTTCTCTCATGTCCGGACGGAGCGCCTCGCGCTGCGGTTCCTGGCGACCGGCCGGACCATGGGCGTATGGATGAGCGCCGCGTGATCGTTCACCCGCCCTCGCCGGGCGGCGGCCGCCGGGTGCGCGTCGACGGCGAGGTCCTCGGGCTCGCGCACTCGCTCGTCGACGTCGCCGAGTTCCTGCGCCGTGCTGGCCTTGAGGGGGTCGAGGCGGCCGACGTTGCCGGGTTGTCCCTGATCGAGTGGCGCGGCGGGGATGCCGACGAGTGGGGCGAGGGCGGGGCGGCCGGGCCCGTAGGATGAAACGCGCAGCGCCCCCGCCACTACCCTTGGCGGGGGCGCTGCGCTGTGTGTGCGGGCTGTCAGGTGAGGCGGGCGGCGGGCACGACCAGCAGCAGCGAGTCGGCCGCGTGCGGGTCGCACACCTCCCACGGGTTGTCGTCGCCGAGGTTCACGACCGGGCCGTCGTGATCGGCCATGGTGGCGCACGAGCCGCAGCCGTGCGTCGGGTCGTAGGTCATGGGGTGCGCGGTGTACTGGTCGTTGAAGTAGTCCGACCGCAGCATGCCGCCGCCGGTCCCGAACGAGGCGAGCACCGTGTCGCCGTCGGCGACCTCGGCCGCCTTCACGACCCGGGCGGCGGCGGGGTCGACGAGCAGCGGCGCGTGATCCTCGTCGTCGGGCAGCTCGGTCACGATCACGGGCAGCAGTTCGACGTCGACGCCCCGACGGGTACGGGCGGTCAAGTGGTGCTCGCGGATCGCGAGGGCGGCCGCTTCGAGGTTCCTGAAGTTGCCGTCGAGGTCGTGCTCGCGGCCGTCGTGCCCGATGATGCGAGCCTCGACCGGGCGGTCGGGCCACACGATCCCGCGCTCGATCCTGTCCTCGAACACGATCATGTATCCCTCGGCGTGCCAGGCGCCGACCCACCCGTCGCGCTCTACGCTCGGGTATCCGTACTCCTCGCGCTCGGCGTCGGACACCGTGATGTCGTGGTACTGGCGCGGCAGAATCGTGATCACCCGCCGTGCCTGCAGCTTGTCCCGGGCGACCTCGAACGCCCGCTCGCGGGACTTCATGCCCGCGACGATGTTCGAGCGGGTCGCGGGGTCGACGCCGTCCTGCGGGGCGGGGTAGCACGCCCAGAAACCGGGCAGTTCGGTCGAGGCGGTGTTGAACACGTGGTACTCGCTGCCGCCGACGGAGAAGCGCGAGACGCCCTTGTCGTCGGGCTCGCCGAGCTGCGGCTCGCTGTCCTCGACCGCCTCGTCGCCGTCGGCTGCCTTGTCGTCCTCGATCGCCTCGCGGCTGTGCACGCCGTCGCACTCCTCGCCCTGCTCGGCGCAGTCGCAGGGGCACGCGCAGCCGGTCACGGGGCGCACGAAGAACACGAACGCGTCGACGACGTGCTCGCCGACGAGCTCGGCGACGGTGGTGCACTCCGAGAGGCGGGCGTACAGCTCGTCGAACGGCGTCTCGTCCTCGACGTTCTCGGCCACGCCGGAGATGTCGCCTTCGAGCCACGCGAAGATCTCGTCGAAGTCTTCGCCGATGCACTCGACGCGGTACTCGGGGGCGAGGCCGATCTCGTGGTGACCGACGTGGTAGCGAGTGTTCATGATCTTGGTTCCTTCCGTTGCTGCCGTCCTTGTGAGCACGAATTTATAGGGGCCTAGAAACGGATGTCAAGCCCCCTAGAAAACGATCAGTCGGCCGGCCTAGAATCCGAGCCATGGAGACGCCCCAGCACACCGAGACCGGCGCGGCCGGTACCGCCGACCCGCGCACCCCGGCGCAGCTCTTCGAGGCGGCCGCAGCCCTCGCCCTCGATCCGGCACTGTCGCCGGTCGAGCGTGCCGCCCGGATCACGGCCCTGCTTAAGGCGGTTGACGACCGGCAGAAGGAACTCACGGAGACGCGCCGCACCGACGTGCGCGAGCTGCGCAAGACGATGACGCTCGCGAAAGTCGGCGACTCCATCGGGCTGTCCGTTCCGCGGGTCGACCAGATCGCCAAGGGAAAGTAGCCGGCTGCACCGACAACCGAGCCGGCCCGCCGCCGCGCCCACGATGGGGCGCGGCGGCGTTCCCATGTCAGGCAGCCCGCGCGCGAGCCCGCTCGGCTCGCTTCTGGTCCCGCCGCCGACGACGGCGCGCCGCCTCGTCGAGCTCGTGCTGCAGCCGGGCGAGCTGCTCGGGTGTCGACCAGGTGCGGCGGCCGCCCTTGAGCCCGACCGGCGCCGAGCAGTCCGGGCCGGCACAGACGACGACGTCGTCGAGCCCGCCGCCGCGGTGCAGGGTCAACTCGTCGCCGCAGTACGGGCACGGCCGACCGTCCATGACGACCGCGTGCCGCTCGCCGACCCCGCCGATCGTCCGCTCGATACGGCGCGCAGCCTCCCGGGCGACGAGCGCGATCTGCACACGGTGGTGCTCGAGCAGCGGCATGCACGGGCCCTCGTCGCCGCGGAGCCGGCCGAGCAGCCACTCGGCGGCACGCACGGCGCTGCGCTCACCCATCGTGTAATGCCACCGGGCGGGGTCGGCCTCGTCGCGGGCGGCGAGCATGGCGAGCTGCAGCCCGACCGGGTCGCCGGGGATCGACCGGCGCAAAGCCTTGACGGTGTCGCGCTGGATGTCGGCGGCGACCTGGTCGGCGAGCGAGCAGAGCGCGGTCTCGACGGCGCGGCACGCGTCGACGACGTGCAGGCGCAGCGGCACGGGGCGCTCGCCGAGCTTGTGCGGGTCGCGGTCGCCGCGCGGGAGGTGCGCGCGGCCCTCGCCGACGTAGTCGCAGCGGGCGCACTCGTACTGCACGCGGCCGTGCTCGTCGATGCGGGTGACGAGCTGCTGCGCGTGCTGCAGCAGTTCGGCCGTCTCGTCGCGGTCGTGGTCGTCGAGGGCGCGCATGTACTCGGCGCGGCCCATGGCGGGCGGCCACGTGTCGGCGGTCTGTGTGGTGTCGACGAGGGCGCGCATGTGGGTCCAGTGGTCGACGACGATCTGCAGGTCGTCGAGGGCGGTGCGGGTGCGGGCGGTGTGCTGCATGGTTGGCGCTCCTGTGGTGCGTGGGGCGTAGGCTGATCACACCGCGAGGGGTGGCGAGGGCGCCCGGTGCTTGCCGGCGATAGGGCGCCCCGCCGCTGATCACTTCCGCTTACGTCGGGCCCTTGCGAGCGCTCGGCGGGTTGCCCGGTTCGGCGGGGCGAGGTCGGCGGCGTCGTCGTCGACGACGGTCTCGGTACGGGCGATTACGTGTTGCCACGTGACGCCCGGGCGCGGCGTGTGCTCGCCGCGCGGGTTGCTGGTCGGGCCGGTCATACGACTTCCTCACGGGCTGTCTGGGTAGCGGGGTCAAAGGGTCGGCAGCACGTCGTGCACGGGGCGGCCGATCGCGAACGGCTTGCGGCGGCGGGTGGCCGGGGTCGCGTAGCCGGCGAGCGGGTTGATCGGGCCGTGCAGCCAGTCGAGGGCGTCGGCGAGTTCGTCGTCGGTGAGCTCGTCGCCGGGCTCGTCGTACTCGTCGTCGAGAGTGGCCTCGTCGACGTCGTACGGCTCGGGCTCGCTCATGCCGCCTCGCCGCTGCCGACGACCAGCCACGGGGCGAGCGCGCCGAGGACGACGTCGATGCGGCCGTCGGTGCGGTCGGCGCCACACCGGCACGGTGTCGTCCGCTCGCACTTCGGGCACGGCACGGGGCGGCGCAGCGCGTGGTCGAGGACGCGCCGCACGACGAGCGGGGCAGCCGTGCCGGTACCGGCCGCGGACCCGGTGTGCGGCTCGTCGTCCTGGTCGAGGAACACGACCTCGGTCGCGCCCTGGTGGCCATGGATGGACTCGACGGACACGCGGCCGCGATCCCAGAAGACGACGCTCGGGTGTTCGCCGCGCCACCGAATGGACGCGGTTCCGTCGGGCCACAGCACGCCGTCGGCGACGTCGCCGAGCCCGCTGATCCCGGATATGTCGCGGCGGCGGCGCAGGACGAACCGTCGTGGCGCGAGCTGCTGCTCGGGTCGGACGACGGCCCGGCCCGTGAGTTCGCGGGCAGCCTGGTCGACGAGCGCCTGCGCGGCGGCCGGGTCGGTGTGGCGGCGGGCGAATGCGAGCAGCGCCTCGACGGCGGTCATCGGCTGGTCACTCATGCTGCTGTCTCCCTGGTCTGTCGATAGCGGCTGTTCACGCCGTATCCGTGCGCCTTGTCGATCTCGGCAACGGCGGCCGTGAGTTCGGCGAGGTGCCGCGCGGCGGCCGGATCAGGCACGGGGCGTTGCGGCCGGCGGCCGCGGGTTCGGCGGGGGCGGGCGCCGCCGAACGTGCCGTCTGGCACGGTCTCGGCGAGCAGCCGGTCGGTGTGCAGCTTCACGACTCGTCTCCCTTGCTGTCGGCGGTCTGCGCCGCGTCGTACGCGTCACGGCGTGAGGGGTGCGTGCCGGTCATCTCGCGGTTGCGGTGCGTCGTTCGGCACGGGCGGCCGGGCGAGGCGCCGCACGCCGGGCAGTGCACGGCCCGCTCGGGCGGACCGGCCGGCCGCTCGCGGCGCGGGAACCGGGTCGCTTTCGCCGTGCGGAACTCGTCGTTGGCGGGCACGAGCTCGGCGATCCGGCCGCCGCCGAGCGTGCTGCCCACAGCGGGCATGAGCTCGGCCACGGCGACCGGCTGCACGTCGCCGCCGGCGATCGCCTCGTGCCGCTCGCGCAGCGCCCGCACATAGCCGACGGTGTCGTCGGGGTCGAGGTGCGGGTGATCGGTCGGCTCGAACGTGCCGAGCGACCGGCCGACCCGGTTGCGCACCTGGTCGCGCCACCGGGTCGCAATGTCCTTCGGCATGATCGGCCACGCCGACTCGGCGTAGTGGCGGCCGACCGCCTCGCCGGCGAACTGCAGGGGCACGTCGCGGAGTACGGCGGCCCACATGGCGACCTGCGCCTCTTGCTCGGCCTCGTCGGCTCGCACGACCCGGTCGTCGACCAGGGCGATCCGTTCGAGTAGGTCGATGACCTCGTCGACCATCATGCGGTGTCTCCGTTCATGCGGCCGCGCAGCCGGTCGAGGCCGGCCCGCTGCTGTTGGCTCTTGGTCATGGCGCCGGGCAGCCGTACGACGTTGCTGCCGGGCTCGACAGCCGGCGCGGTGCGCTCGTTCTCGACCCACTGCTGCCAGCGGCCGCCCCACGCGGGCGCCCGCACCTGGTCGTCGAGCTGCCTGCGCACGAACTTGCGGGTCACGGCGTCGAGTTGCTGCGGGGTGAGCTGCGGCAGTCTGGCGTCGGCGCGGGCGAGCTGCGCCGCCTCGACGTCCTCGTCGCTCGGCTGCCAGTCGGCGGGGATCGTCCGCGCCTCGTTACGCGGCGCACGAGGCGGAGCCGGCGGGCGGTCGTCGGCGGGCTCGCCGAGGGGGAGCTGCCCAGCCTGCGCGGCGCGCTGCTGCCGCTTCTTCTCGGCCGCCCGGTCCCGCTTCCGCTCGACCTCGTCCCGCGTCGGGTTGTACGGGGCGAGGTAGTCGTGCATGTAGTAGTCGCCGGGCGCCGGCTGTGCGCACTTCGGGTGCGGGCACGTGTGGCCGTGCTCGTGCCACAGCCCGGCCTCGACCAGCCGGCGCACCTGCGCCGGGGTGCCCTTGCACATGTGGACGACGGCGCCGGGCACGATCCCGTCGGTCAGATGCTGCGCCGCATACGCGCCGCAGCGCAGCCACAGCCCGAGCGCCGCGTTACCGGCGGCGACGAGTTTCGGGTGTGACCATGCGTTGTCGTCAACGGCGAACCATGCCATCGGGGGGACTCCTGATCAGAGCGAGAGCTGCCCGGCGGGTACGGGCGTCGGCTTGCGTTTGCGTCGCGCGGGCAGTCGCGCGGGTACCGCCGGGGCGGTGCACTGGTGGTCGATCACGTGCGGGCGGAGGCAGTCCGCCGGGTGGTTGCGGCGGTCGACCCACGCGAGGTCGGGCCCGTCCTTACGGCGCCGCACACACCAGTCGAGCCGGTTCGGCTCGCGCAGCATCGCGGCCGCCGCCGCGGTCAACTCGTCGGCGTCGGCGGTCACATCGAGCGCCGCCCGGTTGCCGACGAGCTGCCGCAGTACGGTGCGGCCGCAGCGGCAGCGCACTCGGCGTGCGCCGCTGCTGCTGCTCGGTGGGCGTGTCACCCGTGCTGCTCGATCCGGCTGCGACGCTCACGACCGCGGCGCGCTTCCTGCCGTGCCTTGTGGTGCTCGTACTCGTCTTCGGTCGGGTGAGCGGCGAGCGCCTCGGCGACCGCCCGCTCGGCGTCGTGCGTGCCGGGCCCGAGCTCGTCGAGGGTGTCGTGCATCTTCCGCTTGCGCATCATCGCCCGCGCCACTTCGAGCACGAGCCGCGCCTGTTCGTGGTCCTGCGCCGCCTCGGCGGTCGTGATCCTGAGCTTCACCTGCGGCGCCTTGTCCTCGCTCGACGCGTGGCCGGTGTAGGTGACGCTCGCGAGCTCGACGATCGCTATCACCCGCATGCCGGGGTGCTCGAACAGTCCGCGGCGCTGCTCGTCGGTGAGGGACTGTTCGAGCAGTCCGGCGGCGCTGTCGAGCTTGACCTCGACGTGCGCATCCTTGTCGATCTTCGGCATTGGGTTACTTCCTCCGTCGCTTGTTGAGGGACTGCTGCAGGGCGGCGTAATGGCGGGCGGCCGCCGCGCGTACTTCGGGGATCGGGCACTCGTCGCGCTGGTGGCGGCCGAACCGGATCACGAGCGTCTCGACCTCGGTGTGTCCGACGGCGTCCTCGGCGTGCCCACACGGGCAACTGAAATCGGCGGCCGCGAGGTCTTTCGCCTTGCTGTCGAACCGGACGCGCAGCCCGTAGCCAGGCCACAGCCGGCCCTCGCAGATCGTCGGCGCGAGCCCGCTCACGCTGCGATCCGTATCTGCGCACGCTCCAGCAGGTGCCGCAGGGCGGCCGCCGCCTGCTGCGGGACAACGCCGTTACCGAGCGCCTTGAGCTGCGCCGAGCGGGGCAACCCGGGCACGCCCGTGACGTGACCGGCGGGAAGCCCCATCATCCACTCGACGAACGCCGGGCTTAGGCGGCCTCGATCGTCAGTTGGCCGGGGTGCGGGCCGGCCGATCGCCGTTTCCCACCGCGCGATCGCGTCGGCGTAGTCACCCCAGTCGGTGACTCCGTCGGCAACGCGCTCAGTACCGCCTCGGCGAGGTTCGCCGTCCCCTCCTCGACTCGCCGGTCCGTCGCCGACGTCCGCGACACCGCGCCCTTCGTGCCGTCCGTCGCCCTCGGTGTCGGCAGCAGCGTCCGGGCCAAACTGTCCAGGGAGGGGCGAACGGCCGCTCCCGGGCTCGCTGACTGGTTGTTCCCGTAGGGCGTTGCCGTCGGGGTCGGCAGCAGCTTCGCTGAGGCGTCCGAGCTCGGGGTCGGTGCATCCGTGGCAGCCGGCGCAGAAACCCCCGGCGTCGTGGAAGGATTCGGGGCAGCCGCAGGTCGGGCAGTCGGGTTCGACAGCGTCTGAGCGCCCGCCCCGTCCGGCAACAGGTGCTCCACCTCGTCGGCCAGCGTCGGCCCGTGCCCCCCAGCCTTCCGCTTGTCCGGGTGCTGGGAACCGCCGTTCACCGCGAGCTGCGCCGTCGGTGTCTTCAGCAGCTTCACGACGGCCGGCAGCCCGTCCTCGTACCCGACCCCCTTGGAGTCCCTCGCCCGCGGCGTCGGCAGCGCTGCAACCTTCGCCCGCAGTGTGTCGTTCCGGGGACCGTCCAGCCTGCCCGGCCCGTTGTGTTCCTTCGTCGTCGGAGTCGGCAGCAGCGTCTCGGGGGAAACCGAGGATGAACTCGCGGAACCGCTCGTGTGGAGCGCGGACCTCCTCAGCGCGAAAGCCTGCCCATTCCGCATCGAACCCGAGGCCGGCCAGGTCGCCGAGTACGGCGCCAAGAGCTCGAAGAACGAGGGCTGCACCGCCGGTACGGTCCAGATCCTCAGCTCGGGGTTCCATTCCCCGATCAGCTTTCTGCGAGAGGATGCCGCGCACATTCTCGATCACCACCAAACGGGGTCGTAGGACTTCGATCGCTCGGGCCATGTGCAGCCACAGGCCCGATCGGGTGCCCTCAGCGATTCCGGCGCGCTTACCGGCGAGGGACAGGTCGGTGCAGGGGAAACCGCCGGTGAGCACGTCAACCGGCCCGTATTGGTCGAGCACGCACTGCCAGCACACGCCCGTGATGTCGCCAAGGTTGGGCACCTCGGGCCAGTGGTGGGCGAGGATGCGTGCGGCGTACTGGTTCTTGTCCTCCGGGTCGTACTGGCAGAACCACACGAGTTCGCCGCCGAGCACGGCCCGCACGCCCTCGTCGAGTCCGCCGTATCCGCTGAACAGGGAAGCGATCCGGAGCGTCATGCGGGCACCCCCTCGCCCGCGAGGTCCTCGAAGAGTTCCGCCTGCCGCGACAGCGGCCGGTTAGACCACACGACCTCCACGCCAGCCGATCCCGTGCTGCCACGGCGGTTCGTCGTCGGCCGCTGCACGGACCTCTCGGCGCGGTGCCAACCGGCGTACAGCTCGGCGTACAGCGGCGAGTCGTAGCCGGACAGCAGCACAGCCGACCGGCAGCCGTTCAGCACGGCCGCGAGCTCGCGATGATCCGCCTCCGTGCAGGTGTCGAACGAGTAGTCGCCTGCAGCTGCAGACTGCAGTCCGGTACGGGTCGATGCGAGGTACGGCGGGTCGCAGTACAGAACGGTGTCGGGCGCGTCGTACAGGGCGATCACGTCGGCGGCAGCACGGTTCTCGATGACGACCCGGCGCAGGCGTTCCGCGACGAAGTACAGCCGGTCGACCAGGTCGGCGACAGTCGTCGCCTGCGACGAGCCGCGACGCATCCCGTTCGACCAGGACGCGCGCTTACTTGCCGCCGCGCCTGCGGCGTTGAACGACTGGGTTGTGCGAACGAAGAACCGGCGGGCGCGTTCGAGGTCGTCGAGGTCGACGTCGAGGTCGGCGGCGCGGTACTCCTCGCGGCTGTACGGGGTGAGGGTGAGCGCCCGCACGAGGTCGGCCTCGCGATCGCGCAGCACTCGGAAGAACGTCACGACGTTGCCGTCGAGGTCGTTGAGGACCTCGTGCGCCGCCGCCCTCGGTCGGGCGAAGAGCACCGCGGCCGAGCCGGCGAACGGCTCGACGTACACCCGGTGTTCGCGCGGCAGGAGCCCGACGACCCATGGGGCGAGTCGGCCCTTTGCGCCGTAGTAGGGGAACGGTGGTTTCATGCCGCGGCCCCCATGGCGTATCGCTGCACGTACGCGTCCGGCCATTTCGCCTTGCTCAGCCGGTCGCGCTGCGCCTGCGGCATGTCGAACAACGGCAGCCCGCACCAGTCGTGACCGGCCGCGCGCAGCCACCACGCGTCGCACTGGTCGCCGCCCTCGCCTTTGGCGTTGAGGTCGCCGGGGAACTGCGCGCCGGCCGCGAGGTACGCGGCGTCGGCCATGTCGACCTTGGTCGCGTTGCCGTTGTCGCAGGCAAACGACTTCAGCGTCGCGGGCACGACGAGCGCGTACGGCACGCCGGCGTCGGCGAGCTCGCAGCGGACGACGCCGTGCACCATGGCCGTAATGCCCGCCGCCATGGCGTGCTTCGGCAGATCCTCGATGACCGCTAGGTGCGGCCGGTACTCGGCGAGGTCGTCGCGAATGTCCGACCGGATGTGCACGAGGCGGCGGTCGCCGTCCTTGTCGCGCGTCCGGATCCGGTACGTCGTGCCGTCGGGCAGGCACACGCCCGTCGACCGCAGCGACAGGTCGAGCCCGATCACGCGGAACTCGTACGGGTTATCGGCGCCGGCGGCGAGCCGTGACAGCTCGCCGGGCGCGATCAGACCGGGAATCGTCGTCACGCCGCACCGCCCCGGTACACCGGCGACATAGGCCCGCGCAGGTAGCGCAGCGCGTCGAGCGGCTGCGGCTCGGGCCAGTCGGTCGACCGCATCAGCGGGCATCCCTGCCCGTCGAGGCTGCCGTACCACAGCCACGTAGAACCGGCGTTGTCCCGCCACGGAAGCGCGAGGTTCCACACGTGGCCGGTGCCGTCGGTCCAGAGCTGCGCGTCGCGGTCGAGGGTGCCGCCGGACGGGATGAGCGGCTCGTCGGGGCGCTGCCACTGCGGCACCTCGCCCGACGGGCTGCAGCGGCCCGGCCCGTGTTCGGCGGCGAGGTCGCGGGCGATCACGGCGAGGATCGCCGCCGCCTTGAGCTTGCACACCTGGTCGTCGCCGTGCAGTTCGGCGTTCCCCTCGGCGTCGACGAGCAGCACGAGCGGGTGCTCGGTGAAGTCGACGAACCGGAAGTGATCGGCGGTCATGCGGGTGCCCCCTCGGGCTCGTCGGTGGTCACGGTCGGCTCGACCCACGGGCGCAGCGGCCACGCGCCGTCGACGACGGCGTTCGGGTCGGTCTTCCGGAAGTGCTTTTGCAGGCCGGCCGCTTGCTCGGCGGCGAGCTCGATCTGCCGCTCGTGCAGCTCGGCGAGCGTGAGGTCGCGGAACGCGTGGAACCGCACCCGGCGCTCGGCGCGCACGTGCTCGGGCCACTCGCGGCGCGGCATGTGGGCGAGCTGCCCGATCCGGTACGCGATGCGGGCGGCGGCGAGCGCGTCGTACGCGCAGCCGTGCGCCGCCTCGTCGTCCCACGGCAGCCCGTAGAACTGCGCGAGGGTGATGAGCTGCCGGGCGCCCTGCGTCTCGCTCACCCGCCGCCGGTACGGAACGGCGTGCTGATCGAGCACACGCGTGTCGATCACGTACAGCGGGCGGCCGGCGAGCCGCTCGTGCAGCGTCAGCAGCCCGTACCGGCGGCACTCGCGGTCGAGCAGCGTGAGGTCATAGACGACGTTGTGCCCGACGATCGGCGCGCCGACCTCGCCGACCCATTCGGCGAGCATCTGCGCGACCTGGTCGACGACGATCTCAGCCGACTCGCCGTGCTCGCGGGCGTGCTCGGTCGTGATGTGGTGCACGTCGGTCGCCTCGGCGGGAATCTCGATGCCGGGGTCGGCGATCCACTCGCGGCCGTGCCGTTCGCCGTTGCCGAGCCCGTACACCGCGGCGGTCACGATCCGGTCGGTCTCGACGTTCACGCCGGTCGTCTCAAGGTCGAACGCTGCGAGGTGCCCGAGGTGCCATGTCATCGGCGGGCCCCCGATCCGGGCTGCGCGGCGGTCGGCCAGACGGTCGGCGGGTTGGTGCCGTAGTCGACGCCGACGGCGGCCGGGTGCGCGGTCGGCGGTTCGTCGCCGGCGTCCTGGTCGTCGTCAACGAACTCGCCGTCGACGACGCCCTCGTCGTCGAGCCCGTCGTCGCCGTCGTCGTCCTGGTCGCCGATCTCACCCGTACGCGGGTCGACGCCCCGCTCGATGTCCGCGGCGATCGCCTGCAGGTCGTCGCGCAGCTCGGTGTCGTGCGCGTGCCCTGCGGCCCGCGCCCGGTGCCAGACCTTGATGACGTCGTGGGCGTCGCGGCACTTGCGCGCCTCGGCCCGGTAGTCGACCGGCTCGGCGGGCGCCGCCTCGATCGCCGGCCGCTCGATGGTGGCCGGGTCGAGGGCGGCCGCCATGGACAGCGGGCCCGACAGGGCGTGCCGCAGCGACGGGATCGAGGGAACCACCATGATCACGGGGAATCGCTTTGTCTTGCCCCGGCGCTTCACCTCGCGCTGCTCGATCCACATCCGCAGCGGCATCGGCGACTTGCCGTCGGTCGCCGCGAGCACGGCGTCGATCCCGCCGGCCATGGCGTCGGCCGCGTAGTAGCTGTGCGTTTCCAGCCGCCAGACACCGAAGTCGGGCAGGTCGGCCAACATGACGTTGAGCCGTGAGGTCGGCTTGCACACCGTGCCGGCCGGCTGCTCGTGCCAGTTCTCGCCGTGCTCGGCGAGGCACAGGCACGGCCGCCGTGAGAGCTGCTCGGTGATTCCGTCGCAGCGCCGGGCGCAGCCGCCGCCGGTCCACAGTTCGTTGGACTGCGACAGCGGGTCGCCGGGCGGCAGGATCGCCCGCAGCTCACGCGCCTCGGTGATCACACGGAACTGCGCGATCTTCGAGCCCTGCGGCGTCCACTCCTCGACCGTGCCGCCGTACAGCGATGCGGCCCGCTCGACGTACTCACGTGAGTGGGACGACAGGATGAACGTTGCGCTGCGCTGCGCGATCGCCCGTTTCTTCGGGTCCGGGTTCGGCGTGCTGTAGCCGGTTCGGATACGGCCGAGCTCGGCGCCCTGCCGTTTCATGGTCATGATTCGGGAGCCCATATCAGGCTGCCTTTCGGTCGGAGGCGCCCGGCGCCCACGGCGGAACGACCGTGGAGTACGCCGACGGCGCGTCGTGCAGATAGCGGGCGGTGCGCATCGCGCCGAGGAACGCGCGGAACTGCCGCCGGCCGCTGGGAACCTCGATCAGGCGGTGACCGCGCGGCCGCAGGTTGAGCAGCGCCGTACGGTGCACCCGCGGCGCGGGCTCGCTCGTGTCGTCGGGCAGCAGCCACTCGGGCGCGTGCCGCAGCGCGGCGAGCTGCAGCGGCTGCTCGTCGTACACCGTGTCGTCCGGTTTCACGGTGCCGTCGGGCTTCTCCCCACTCGTCTTGTGGTCGACGAGCCACAACTGCCGCCGCCGGTACGGCCCGGTCGGCAGCCACACCCACAGATCGCCAGTCCCGGCGTAGCCGTAGCGGCGGTGCATGACGGTCGTCTCGACCGCCTCGACGTCACGGCCGAGGTCAATGCGCCACAGCCGGAACCAGGCGGCGAGCTGCCGGGCGAACGGCTCGACCTCGGGGTCGGCCGGGTACGGCACGCCGAGCACCATGGCTTGCGCCCGGTTGTGTACGCGGCTGCCGAGGCTCTGTGCCCGCTCGGTGTACTGCCGGTGCACGGCGACGAGTTCTTTCCGCAGCTCGGCCGGTTCGGTCCGGGCTCGGCGGGCGACCGTGATCGGGTCGGCGAGCACGGCGTCGGCGGTCATGCCGGCCGCCCACGGGGTGAGCGCCGGTTTCGCGATGCTCGACAGCGCGTTCGTGACACTGATCAGGTCCGGGCCCCCGGCGGGGTCGCGGTAGTAGCGACCCCGCTCGGTTGCGACAGCCCATTTCGGTTCGGTCACTGGACACCCGCCGTCTCGTCGCGGCCGATGCGGGCGCAGCGGAAGAACCCGGAGATACGGGCGAGCTGCTTCGCCCGGTCGAACGACGACTCGGGCAGCGCGTGCGGCCGCGGGTACCGGTGAGTGGCTCCGTCCTCGACCGGCTGCTCGCCGGCCGGGATGCACTTCTCACTCGGCTCGACCTCGACCTCGACCTGCCAGACGGCGCCGCCGGTGTAACCGGTCGGCGAGTCGTCGTCGGGGTGCGCCCAGAACTGCCGGTCGACGTCGTCGTCCTCGGCCCGCCAATCCCAGTACCGGCCGTGCGCGTCGACCTTGGCGATGTCGTCGCACGCGGCGCGGGCTGCCTCGCGGGTCCGGTGCAGTGTCAGCGGGGCGCTGTCGTAGTCGGCGACGTACAGCGGCGGGATCGGGCGTTCGGCGTCGTACTGGTCGAGCAGCCGGTCGACGACGCGCTGCGGGTCGACGCTGTCGGCGTAGTACGCGCGCAGCGCGTGCTCGATCACGGTGCGGGCGCTCATACCGCACCGCCCTCGCGGCCGGCAGCGATCCGGGCGTCGAGTCGCTCGCGCTCGATCTTTGCGACTGCCTCGGCGAGTTCGAGCGCGTCGTCGAGGTCATGCGCGAACGCCACGGCCCGGCCGACCTCGGACACGTACTGCCAGCCGGCCGGGTACACCCATGCCCGCAGCCCGGACACCGCGCCGTCGGTGACGGCCCACCGGTCCGAGCCGGTCGACTCGCGCTGTACGACGAGCTCGCCGTACCCGCCGCCGAGCCCGTCGGGCAGCGACACACGGAACTCGGACGCGAGGGTGAGCTGCGCCGCGATGTGCTGCACGTACCGGGCGAGGATCCATTCCTCGGCGCCGTCAAGGTCCCACCGGTCCGGGTTGGCCATGGTGGCGAGCACGTCGTCGGCGAGCCGGCGGTATGCCTGCCCGTCGAGGACGAGCCGGGACGGGTTGAGGTCGGTTCCGAGGAACGCGCGGCGGGTAACGGCGGATGCATCCGCTTCGACGCGGTCGCACAGCCTGATCGCGCCGTCGGAGCCGTAGCCGGCCCGCATCAGGGCGGCGAGCGCCTCGTCGCGGGCGGTCATGCGGACTCACCCGCCCCGGCGAGCTGCGGAATACCCCGCTCGGCCCGGAACTCGGCGATCGCCGCCTCGCAGCACACCGGCTCACCCGCGATGCTGTGCTCGTCCTGCACGCACCCGTCGTCGGTCGCCTCGGCCTCGGTGAGCACGTCCCACTGCAGGTTGCAGTGCGAGCAGAAATGCGTCTCGGTGTAGGCGACGGCGACCTCGTCGACGTGCGGCAGCTTCCGCAGCTCGGCCGCGATCGCCTCGCAGCGGCGGCGGTAGTCGCCCTCGATGTCACGGCTCGCGAGGCTGTCGCTCATGGACACCCACCCGAGGCTGCCGAGGCGGCGCGGCAGAACCGCAACCGTGATCGGCCCGCTCACGGCGACGAACTCGGCGAGCTCGCCAATACCGGTGAGCCCGAGGTCGGCGGGGCGGCGAGGCTTGACGATGGCAGTCACCCGCCACTCGTCGCGGTGCGTCTTCCTCATGCGGCCGCACCCCCCTCGGTGCGCTGCGCGGCGGCGGCTCGGCGGTCGGCGAGCGACCGCACCTGTCCGGCGAGGCTGAGCACGAGCAGCCGCTCGGCGAGACGCCCGCACTGCCGGCCGTAGATGGGCAGCTTGGTGCGCACCTCGGCGACGAGGTCGTCGACGAGTCCCTCGAACGGCAAGTCGCTCGGCCGCTCGATCAGGTGCGGGTCACGCGCCTGCATGTCGACGAGCCCGTCGAACCGGTCGAGGAACCGGTCGCTGAGCAGCGCCTCGACGACGTCGGTCACGACGCGCTGCACGAACGGCTCGACGTCGAGGGTCACGCCGGTCGGAATCGGCTCGGTCGTGATGCGGTACGGCCCGTCAACGGGCGTGGTCGGGTCGGTCATCGGGAACCCCCAGCAGACGAGGCGGCGATCAGGACGACTGCGACGAGCAGCAGCACGGCAGCGACGGCGAGGTTCTCGATCACGGGCGGACCGCCGTCCGGCGGCCGGTGTGGGCGTGCATCTCGCCGTACATGGCGGGCACTCCGACGCCGACGAGGCGGGCGCGAACGCCGCCGTACGTGCAGCGCACGACCATCGACGAGCCCGTCGAGGTGGCTCGGGCGTCGGCGACGCCGAGCGCGTGCGTCCACTGCTTCCAGTCGGCGAGCGAGCGCGGGTGAACGACGAGCGTCACCTCGCCGCCGGCGGCCGACACGTCGGGCTCGCCGGGCAGTCCGGCGACCTCGACGCGCACGCTGTCGGCGACGTTCTTCGCTCGGCGGCACTCGGCGAGGGCAGCGACGGCGGCCGGGCTCGGCGCGGGCCGAGGGCGGCGAGGCGTCTCGAACGGGTCGGCCGACGGGGCGAGCAGCCCCAAGCCGTCGAGCTGCTGCGCAGCTTCGAGGGCGGGGTCGCCGGTCGTGCCGTGCACGACGGCAGCCGCGATGATGCGGGCGGCGCGCTCGACATGCGGGTGCGCGGTCACAGGGTGCCCCCCGGACGCACGTCGGCGAGCACGTCCTCGCCGTCGACGACGGCGGCGTGCACGCGGATCGGGACCCGCGAGCCGTCGCCCCGCTCGGGCGTCTCGGTGTGCAGCGTCCACAGCGCGACGCCGTCGGCACCACTGCTCTGCACGATGCGGCCGCCGAGGTCGTACATCCAGCGCGACAGGTCGCGGGCGCTCGTGACCGTGATGTGCACGGCGTCCGGACGGGGCGTCATGGTCGCGGCGGGCAGGGGCAGGTAGTCGAGCATCGAGGCGACGGCGAGCTCGTTGATCGCCGTCAGATCGGTGTCGGTGAGGGTGTGCGGGCGTTCGGTAGGCTGTGCGCTCACGGCACGCGCCTCGCTTTCTTCCTGTGGGATGAGTGGGGCCGGTGCCCCTGGGGTCGTCTCGCTGCTTGGCCGTTGCGGGACGGCCCCGTTTGCTGTCTGGCTACGCCGCGACCTGCTGCTCGCCGCCCTCGGCGGCGCGGCGTCGGATGATCTCGGCCTCGATCGCCTCGACCGAGCCGAGCGGGTGACCGGGGTAGAACGCGGCCTCGGCCGCCTCGCGGGGGGTGCGTGCCGCACGCTCGGCGACCGCGTCGACGAGGGCGGCGGCGGCGGCGCGTATCGCCTGCGCTCGCTGCAGTGACGGCGTCTCGGCTGCGCTCATGCGGCCGCAGCCTTCACGTCACGGGCGGGGCGTCGCGTCTGGCGTCGGGTGCGCCGGGCGGGCGACTGCGCCGGGGTGGCCGTGCCGAACGCGAACACGTCCTCGAACGCGACGCCGTACGTCTGGCAGATCTTTGCGATCGCCGCCGGGCCGGCCGGTCCGCCGTTGCGCAGGCGGTGCAGCGTGGCGACACCCAGGCCGGTCGCGGCCGAGAGCTGCTCGTACGTGGTGTGGCCACGAGCCCTGGCCACGTCGAGGAAGTCCCCGACCTTGAGCACGATGGTGTCCATCGGCTTCCTTCCAGTGGTGGAAGTTCCGTTGATGGAAGGAAGCTAGCACGTTCCTTCCGCCGCCGGAAGTTCCAGTGAAGGAAGTTAGGTAGATCCTGATTCCGATTGCGGAAACCGCACGGATGTTCGAGGATGGGCACGACGTGCAACGACGGCGAAAGGTTGTACGGCAATGGGCTTGACCTGCACTTCCGCTGCTGGAAAGTTGGTCCGCTCGCCTTCCAGTGGCGGTAGCCTGCGCGCATGCGGAGACGAGATAATGATCAAGAGAGCGCCGGCGGGCTGCCCAAGTGGCTGCCATGGCTTACCGGAACACTGACCGACCTCGGGTACGACCTGTCATCCGAGCGCAGCGGCGGCCGGGCGAAACTCGCCCGTGATACCGGACTGAGTCAGGGCATCATCACGCGCCTACTGGCCGGTCAACCCGTTTCATACGAGACGCTGCTAACCCTGTCGCGGGGTACAGGCATCCCAATTCGGGACCTATTGATTCGAACCGGCAAAGCCACGGAAGATGACTTCTCACTTCCAGGGATGAAAACCGGTCACCCTGAGGTATTGTCCGGAAAGCAACTGTCACCAGAAGAGGTGGCCGTTGCTGCCGGGGTGCCCGAAGAGGATCGGCCCTGGTTTGTGACCATGCTTAGGCGTATGCGGAAAAGCGGCACAGACAATGGTGGCAGCTCGGCGGGGGGTGCTGCCGCGGAGGGGTAAAGCAATGCGGGAGCGCAGAGTAATTGTTCTGGCCAAAGCTTGCGCGGTTGTGGGGATCGCGCTCGCTCTGCACGGGATCATCGCGGAACGGTCCAGCACGTTCAGGATCGGCGTGCTGACGCTGATCACAGCTACTTCCGTCCACCTGCGCGCAGCCTCCCGCCTCGACGTTCGAGCAGTCATGGAACATCAGTCGGCCATGGCTTGCCTGACAGCACAGGAACGGCAGCGGTACGCCGCAATGGGCTACAAAGCGGCCCGCCTCGACGCACTCACGGAGGACGCCCCCGAAACCGGCGATGCGGAAGTCGTCATGCTTCCGCACGCCCGCCTCTCCCCCCAGGTGCGCCGCGACGGGAGCGCATAAAGAAGGGGGTTTGATGTCGGCATCTCGGGGCATCCGGATTAGTTATCCCGCGACGCATTCAATCGCCAAAAGCGGCGACCTGATTCCCGTCATTGGATACGCGCGCGTATCCACATGGCGGGAAGAAATGATCAGCGTCGACATTCAGAAAAGCGTTGTCGAGGATGCCGCCGCCCGCCGCGGCCGCTACGTCGCCGAGTGGATCGTCGACGAGGACGCCACCGGAAGGAACTTCAAACGCCGTGTGATGCGCGCAATCGAGATCGTCGAGGATTCGGCGAGGCCCGAGCGTGAGCTGTGGTCGTGGAAGTTCTCGCGGTTCGGCCGCAACCGTCACGGTGTCGCGATCAACTTGGCGAGGATCGAGGACGTCGGCGGGCAACTGATCAGCGCGACTGAGGACGTCGACGCTAAGACGGCCGTCGGTGGGTTCACGCGCGACATGCTGTTCGCGGTCGCCACCTTCGAATCGAACCGCGCCGGCGAGCAGTGGAAAGAGACGCACGAGTTGCGGCGCCGCCTCGGCCTCCCGGCGGCCGGCGGTCGCCGGTTCGGTTACGTCTGGCACCCCCGGCGCCTCCCCGACGGACAGGGCGGGTGGCGGATTCAAGACGAGTGGTACGAGGCGCTGCCTGAACAGGCGGAACTCGTGCACGACGCGTACCGCGACTACGTGAAGGGCACCATCGGTTTCCGCCCGATCGCGGCCCGATGGAACGAGCTAGGGGTGCGCAACAGTCGCGGCTCGGTGTGGCAAGACCAGACGGTAAAGGCGTATCTCGACTCGGGATTCGCCGCCGGTCTGCTGCACGTCCATGATCCCGAGGCGGTGTGCGGGGATCCCTCGCGCTGCCGGAAGAGCAGCCACTACAAGCACGCGTACGCCGAACACGACTCGCTGATCGACGGCGATGTGTGGGACCGGTACCGAGACATGCGCGAGACGCGTCGCGGCACGCCGCGGCGCTCTCTCTCGCCGGTCTATCCGCTGTCCGGGCTCGTGTGGTGCCGGTTCTGCGGGAGTAAGGCGCACGTGGTGAGCGGCCACGGCGAGCCCGGCCGCGCGTACCGATGCCTCGCCCGGTCCCGGCGCGCAGTCGAGCACGACGCCGTGTGGTTCTCCCGCCGCCGGCTCGAAGACCAGGTGCGCGCGTGGCTCGACGACGTACGCGACGAGATCGACGCGATCGTCGCCGGTCGAGTTGTTGAACCGCCGCGGCGGCGGGATCCCGAGCCCGAGGTGATCCGGCAACGGCTCATGAAAGAGATCGAGCGGGCTGCCGGGGCGATTGAGCGGGCATTCGACGCCTACACCCTCGGCGACGTCGACCGCGAGACATACCTACGGACGCGTGCGAAGCATCAGAAGACGCGAGACGAGGCGCAGCAGCAGCTCGACGAGCTGGGCAAGCCGGACGACCGGCCGACGGATCCCGTGCCGTTCCGGGAGACCGTCCTCGGTCTGATCGACGAGTGGGACACGATCAGCGTCGCGTCGAAGCGTGTGCTGCTGTCGCGGCTGATCGTAAGGGTGCAGATCGGAGCCGGCGGCGAGTACGAGATCATTCCCGTATGGTCCGCGAACATCGACTCCCTGCCTCAGTGGTCCGCGCGCAGCGCTGGCTAGCTTTTTGGTGTGCTATTGGATGGAAGCTGCATGACTACCACTCAATAACACACCACGCGTGACCTGCGTAAACGCCAGCGCCCCGACCCTGTCTTGCGGAGACGAGGGGTCGGGGCGCTGATTGTCGCTACTCCAGTGTGGGGCACGGAGCGGCGACGGCGAACCGCTCCTCCCTGGTGGAGCGGAGCCATCATCCCCCAGGCGCAGCCTGTGCATGTGCCATAGGAATACTTCTCTACTGCACTGTTACAACTTGCCTATCAGGCAAAACAGTGAGTAATGAGGGTGCCCGGCGGGACACACGGGGGGATGTCGACCGCCGGGCACCCTCGCCTAGGGGAGCGCCGCGAGTTCCTCGTCGACGCTCACGACTGCGCAGTCGTTCAACCCGCGCACGAGCTGCGACGCGACCACCCACGGCAGCAGCGGCGACGTCAACGACACGATGTCTGCCTCGACGGCGAGCGGCCCGAGCCGGCCGAGGCTGTACCGGCGGCCGTAGACCGCGCACACATCCGACCGGCCGACCCGCACGGCGACGCTACCCGCCCACAGGTGCGGGCACTGCTCGCGCGCCATGCGCAGGCACGGCCGGCAGATCGGCGGATGCGTCGTCAGCATGTCCTCGGGCCAGCCATCGTGACTGCCGCGCGCGTCCTCGAGCAGCCACAGCGTGCCGCGGTCGTCCTGGTCGGCGGGCTCGCCGCACACCTGACACAGCAGCCGCCGCATCGCGAGGCGCTGCCGGCCGGGGTGCACGACGCCGTACAGCGGGCGGCCGATGCCGGGCGAGGATCCTCGGCGCAGCCACAGCGCGCCGCGGTTGTCGCGGTCCGAGGGCAGCTCGCCGGCGTAGCCGACGCCGCTGAGCAGCGAGCGCAGGACGACGTCCGGGTCGCCGGTCGCCTCGCTCGACCAGGACGCGATGAACGGCACGACCGAGGGTGCACGGCGGCACCCCCTGTGCGTGTACGCCACGGGCGACAGACCGGCCGTCCGGCTGCGTACGACCCTGTACGGCTCGCCGTCCTCGATCGGCTCGTCGCAGATGGTGCAGACTCTCACGGCGTGATGCCCCCCGCCTCGCGCAGCTCTTGCACCCGGTGGGCGAGCTCGGCAACGTGCACCGCGCCGGCGAGCGGGGTCGTCGACAGCGGGAAACGCATAGCGTCCTCGGCCCGGTCGACAGCGTTGACGAGCGCATACCACTGTCGCGAGCGGTGATCGGCCTTGTCGGCGAGGCGCTGCGCGTGAGCGGTGAGCCGGCCGATCTCGTCGCGCAGCCCTTTGTCGATCTCGACGAGGCGCTCGTACGGCGGCATCTCGTGGCCGGCCTCGAACGCCTCGACGATCAGTGTCGCGACGTCCTCGCGTGTCTCGGGTGTGGCTTCCGGATGCATGGTCACCTGACAGCCTCCGGGCGCACGCCCGTCGGCGCGGGCACGGGCACGAGCGCGGCACGCAGGTGCGCGAACAGTGCCTCGGCCTCGCTGCGGGACATGACGAGGTCGAGGTCGCCCTGATGAACGTCGAGGCTGTACAGGGCGAGCGGAACGCGAATCTCGCCCGTGCTGCTGTCGCGCATGGGTGGCTCGTCGCGCCGCAGCGAGGCGTGTAAGCGTGGCATCGGGACCCCCGGTCGGTAGTCGCGGAGTGACGAACCGTAGACCGACTACCGACCGGTAACGGGGACAGACTGTCCCCCTGTCCCAACCTGTCCCCCTAGATCAGACCGCCGTCGGAACGCCGATCGACTCGGCGAGCCGGCTCGCCGCCGGCCGCATGGCGCGCGGAGCGTGACGCCACAGATCGGCCGCGACCGACCGGGCCGACGGCGTGTACGCGACGGTCTCAGCGCCGATCTCGTAGGCCATCTGCATGACGTGCAGGGCGGCCGTCCGGTCACCGCGCTGCAGGTGCCCACGGGCGACCTCGACCCACAGCCGGGCCCGGCGCTCACGCGACGGCATCACGTCGGGGTCGATGTCGTCGGCGAGCCCGATCGCGCGCTGCGCCGTGCGCAGGTCGGTCGCGACGGACACCGCGTGAAAGTCGACATTCGCGCGGCCGAACACGGTCGACGGGTGCACGTAGTTGGCGGGCAGGCTCTTCGCGACCTGGTCGCCCTTGTCCCAGTAGCGCCACGCGTCGCCCTCGCGTCCCTCACGCGCCACGGTCACCGCGGCGTGCAGCTGCAGCGCGCCGTACACGCCGCGCCAGTCGTCGGGGGTGTCGTCGAGGTGCGGGCGGATGAGCTCGGCCGCCTCGATGACGACGCGCAGCGCCTCGTCGGGGTAGCTCGTCTCTCGCAGGATGTTGCCCATATTCCACGCGGCCGCGGCGATCGAGTCGGGCCGGTCTGCCTCCTGCGCCGCGGTGAGCGCCCGGTCGGCGACGACCCACGCGAGCTCGGCCGGGGCGACGTACGCCGTCGCCTGCCCGGTGAGGCGGTAGACGTCCGACAGTGCGACGAGGGCGGCGCGGCGCTGCTCGCCGTCGAGGGCGCGCACGGCTGCCTCGCCGTCGCGGATGAGCTCGGGCAGTAGCGCGGTGACCTCGCTGCGGTTGTGCGCCGAGGTGTGCCACAGCCGCCACGACTGATCGGCCCGCCCCTGCAGGGTCGCCGGGTTGACCGGCGAGCCGGACGGGGCTGCGAGGGACAGCGGACGGTTCATCACGGCTGCCCACACGTCCGGCAGTCCGGGATGTGTGAGCCGGCCGATCGGTACGGGCTGCGCCGGCCCCTCGGTGGTCCCGGTGATCGCGGACAGGTCGGACACCTGCAGGGCGGCGCCGAGGCGTACGAGCAGTGTGTGTGACCGCAGCTCGCGCTCGCCCGATTCGATTTTCTTAAGCCAGTCGATGCCGCGGCCGCACATCTGCGCGAGCGCCGCGCGGCTGAGTCCGCGGGACTCCCGCAGCATCCGAATCCGTTCACCTGTGGACAGTTCGCCGGACGGGTCCATTGCGCTCCCTTGTGAGGCGGTGCGGTATGGCCAGAGTACGGCTGCAGGAACGACGAATGCGCCCCTGCCCGGCCGTGAGGCCAGACAGGGGCGCAGTGTTGTTCATGCGATGCGGCGGCGCTCGGCGGGCAGCCCGAGCAGCGTCGACGACTTCGGAGTCTGTGGCGGTTCGTTCGGCTGCCCGGCGCCGTCGCGCATGCAGACGAGTACGTCGGGATCCCATGCGGGCGCCTGCAGGCTGTACCCGTCGGGGCATGTCTGCCCGTCGCGGCCGTCGACGCCGTCGCGGCCGTCCGTTCCGTCCTCGCCTGCGGGACCGGGGGGACCTGCCGGGCCCGTCGGACCGGCCGGACCGGGCGGGCCGGTCACAGTGGTTCCGGGCTCGCCCGGCGGGCCGGTCGGTCCTGTCGCACCCGGCGACGGCGTGATCGTCGGTCCGGGGCTGCCCGGCTCGCCCTGCGGTCCGCGAGGCCCCGCAGGGCCGGGTATCGGTACCGGCACCTCGGCGCGAGCGGGCAGATCGTCGACCGCCCGCGACGGGTCGGGGACGGCCGGCGTCTCGCCCGCCGCCCGCACCTGCGCCCGCAGTATCCGCACGTCGCCGGCGAGTGTGGTCACAGCGTCGCCCCGCAGGTTCGCCTCGGCGGCGAGCGCGTCGGCGCGGCGCGCCTCGGCGTCGATACGCAGCCACACGAGGACGACCGCGCCCGCGAGTACGAGCAGCACCGCCGCGACGGCGAGCGATCGCCACCGCTGCGCGAGGATCGGCTGAGCATGACGGCCGTTCACGTGGGTTGTCCTCCGAGCTCGACGATCCGTTCGCGTAGCTGCGTGTTCTCTGTCGTGAGTGCCGCGATCTGTCCCTGCAGCGCCGCCTTGTCGGCCCGCTCACTGGCGAGTTCGGCGTACGCCGCGGCGAGTTTCACCTCGTTCTCGGCGAGCTGCCTGCCGAGCTTGTCTCGCTCTTCCTGCAGGTTGTCGACGAGCGTCGAGTACCCGCCGAGCACGGCGCCCGACTGCTGCGCCGCATTCGCCCCCCGGTGCCCGATCAGCGCGGCGCCGGCCGCTGCAAGCCCAACGACAATGGTTCCGACGGCGCCGAGCGTCGCAGCGTCCACGCGCTTCCTCCGGTGGTGCAGTGAGGTGTAACCGCGGCCGTAAGGCCGGCGTCACCCGCTGGTCGAGTCGCCGAGGTACCGCGCGCCGTCGACCGGTTCGAGTGCCTCGCCCCGCGGGTACGCCGGCGGCCGCGCGTAGCCGAGGAACACGCCCGCGAGGTTCTGCAGGAAGCTTCCGCGCAGCCGTTCGCCGAGCAGTTCGACCAGCCTGAACACGAGGTAGTACGCGAACGCGAGGGCGACCGTCACGGCGCCCGTGACGGCCGCCGAGTCGAACTCGACCCCGGCGCGGGCGGCGAGGGTGAGCAGCCATCCGGCGACGAGCGGCACGCCCGTGCGCATGGCGGAGATGAACAGACCGGACATTGCCGGCCCCCTTTCAGTGGTGGGTGAGCCCGGCCGCTGTCGGCGGCCGGGCCGGCTGATCAGGCGACGACGTCGAACCCGTGCCGCTGCCCGAGGCGGCGCAGCGACGTCATGCCGGGCGTGCCGTCGGCATCGCCGCCGGGCTGCGTACCGGTGTAGCCGAGTCGCTGCTGCCACAGGCTGTACGCGCTGCGCGTCGCCGTGCCGAAATGCCCGTCGGCGTACCGCGCGGCGAGCAGCCGCTCGGCGACGAGTGCCTGCTCGACGTACTTGGCCGGGGCGTACGAGACCGGCGCGCCCTTCTTCGGCGGGTCGACCTTGCTCGCCCGCACGAGCTTGGCGAGGGACACCTGCGGGCGCTTCGAGCCCGAGCTGCCGCTCGCGGTCGTGGTCGCCGCCTTGTACTTCGGGCGGCCGTAACCGGCGATGTCAGCCTCGGTGCGCACGCGGCGGGCGCAGACGCTCGCGGTGTTGCCTTCGATCGTGTAGACGAGGCTGCCGCTTACGCCGGTCACGATGCCGACGTGGTCGATCCGGGCGATCTCGTTCGTGCCCGCCCAGTCGAAGAACACGATGTCGCCGCGCCGGATCCCCTTCGTACCGGCGTGCCACTCGCCGGCCGCCTTGAAGCGGGCTGCGTGCGCCACGGTGTACGCGTAGTCGGTGCCGTGACACACCGCCTCGTACTCGCCGGCCTCGACGGCGGCGCGGGTGATCGTGGCGTCGCACCAGGGGAAGTTGTAGTTGTACGCGGCGCCGTTGCGCTCGCGGTACCAACGCTGAATGTCGTTCGGCTCGCCCGTGCCGATCCAGCGTTCGACCGCCTTGATCATCGTCTCGACGCTCACGCGGACGCGCCCCCCTTCGGGGTGTCGTCGCCCTCGGCGGCCGCGTCCTGGTCGCCGTCGACGTCCTCGGCGGCCGCGTCCTGGTCGCCGCCGGTCTCGGGCCCGGTGTAGTGCCCGGCCATGTCCGGCGTGCCGAACTGCTCGGCGAGCAGCTCGGCCTCGCCCTCGACGGTCGGCCCGTTGCCGGTGCGCGTGAGGTGCTGCGCCTGGTCGTCCTGGTCGCCGAGCCGCTCGGGGATCGGCCGTTCGGTGTCACCCATGGGTGAGCCTCCTGTGTGCGTGCATGAGAAACGCCCCGGCCGACGGGCGCGGGGCGTGCGATTGATCAGGCAGACGGGGATTCAGCTCGCGGCGGTCGACGGGCCGGGCAGGTAGCCGAGCAGCGTGCGCAGACTGCCGGCGCCGGGCACCCCGTCGGCGTCCTGATACGGGGCGGTCCCGGTGTAACCGAGCGACACCTGATAGTCGCTGTAGTTACGGGTGTCCGCGTCGGTCCACAGCGGGCCGGGCCCCACGCTGTAGTGGGCGCCGAACCCCCGGCGCACGAGCGCCTCGCCGACGGTGGTGACGTGATCGCCGCGCGCCCCGTACCCGTACGGCAGCCCGTTGATCACCACCTGATAGCGGGCGATGACCGGCTCGGCGTCGTCGTCGGTGCTGCCCGGCCGAGGGGCGCCGGACTGCACCCACGCGTACAGCGGTTCGCCGGGGCACAGAGTGGCGTACCCGTCCCGGTGCCCGAGGACGTCGTCGCCGGCGTCGCCGTCGCTGCGCAGCCACTCGATAGCGTCGACCAGGCCGTGAAGCATGGCGTCCGTCGGCTGAACGAGCCCGGAGTCGCCGACCATGGCGAGCACCGCATAATGCCGCGTGTTGAGCGTCTCGCTCCCGTTGGCGGCGGTCCGGCGGTGCGCGCCGCGCCCCTCGAACACGGCGCCGTGCGGGCAGACAGCCGCGTTGTACGCGATGTCGCTGTAATCCTCGTCCGGGTCGGCGAGGTGAGCGGCCTGCAGGTCGCGCATGTGCCCGGCGCACGAGCCGTGAGCGTCCGGGCCAGCGAGCGACTCAGGCACCCACACACCCTCGTAATGGATCTTCACTCCCTCCGTGTCGGCGACGTACACGAGGTCGTCGCGGGGCGGCAGCGCGCCCCACGCTTCACGAGTGACGAAATCCATGAGCCCTCCGGGGCATGGGAAAGGCCCCGGCCGATCGGCGCGGGGCGGTGCAGGTGAGAGCGAGCGGACGCGCCGGCTCGTCGATCAGGCGGTCGTGTTGTCGACGACGAGCCCGAGCTGCGCGAGTGCGGCGATCAGCGAGCCGAGGGCGGCGTTCCCGCCGCGGGATCCGGTGACCGTCGGCCGGGCGATCGGCGCTGCGCCGTAGAAACCGGCCTGCGCGCCGAGGTGCTTGAGCGTCTGCCCGATGGTGAAAGAGTCGTCGGTTCGCAGCGAGTCGACTGCGTCCCGGTAGAGGTTCGTGTCGCGGGTCGCGTTGCCCGGCCCCCAGTCCTGGCGCCCCGACGCGTCCCGGCGGTACCGGTCGAACGCGTCCGTCACCACGAGAGAGGCGTCGACAACACTCGTGGCAGCGCTGAGGCTCGCCGTTACCGTGCCGGTCCGGGTGCCGCCCGACAGCGGCAGAAACGTCCCGTCGACGTAGCTTCGGAAACTCGTCGTGAGCGTTCGCCGCCGCGGTCCCGCACCGCCGTTCGCGTCGAGGTACATCTCTGTGACGCCGTCCGGCCCGAAGAACTGCGGGATCGCGCCGTTCCCGTCCGTCACGAGCGAGACAAGCGGCGTCGTGCCGTCGGTGTCGGTCAGATCGGTGTGCTGTGTCCCGCCGAAGTCCGCGTTCCAGCACGTGACCGTGACGCCCGGCCGCAGTACGGCCGCGTTCCCCGTTCCGAGCCCGACCACATAATCGGCGATGCCGCCGAATCGGTACCGTGCCACTGCGTCACCACCTGATGTAGGTCATCGTGAGATACAAGCCGTTGCCGGTGGGGACGTCCTCGGATACGGACCGCACCCAGATATCGCCGTTCGTGCGTACCTCGACGCGTGCCGCGTGTCCTCCCGAGAACTGCGCCCCGAAGTAGTGGTTCGGGGTGAGCGGGCGGAGCGGCGCGGGCACCGTGGCGACTTTCGAGCCGTCAGTGTCGTCGACGGCCAGCCGGCTTCCGGTGAGCGACTTTGCGATCCGCAGCGTCACGATGCCGTTGCGCAGACGGCCGACGTTGGCGCCGGCCGATGACCACGCGCTGAACCCGGCGCCGAGCGCGATCTCCCCGCTGTCCTCGTAGACGATCACCCACGCGTTCCCGGTCCACATGCGCAGGACGCCGGTATCGGTCTCGAACGCCTGCTCGCCCGGCAGCGGGTGCAGCGGGAGTGTGGTGGACGTGCACGGGCGGGTGCGGGCGCCGACGTACTGCTCGCCCCTCGTCACGCCGACGACGCTCGCCCCGTTGGCGATCGTCACAGTCGCGAGGGGGATCTCGAACACGCCCGTGCTGCCCTGATCCCGCACGAGCGCCGGGGGACCCGATCCGGGCGTTCCCTGCCGCACCGTGGCGGTCACAGTCCATGTCGACCGGTCCAGCCGCAGCACGACCCGGTCGACCCGAGTCGACCCGCTGCTGTTGGCTGCGATCGCCAGATTCACCACAGTCGTTCCCGAGTACCACGCACGCCCGCGCACCGACGCGTACACCCCGGCGCGCACGTCGACGGAGCGCCCTACGCCGGCGGCGACGACTGCGGCGTCGGCCGGCGAGCCGTACACGCCGTCGTCGGAGTAGCGGGCGGAAAGCTGCTCGTACTCGGCGTCGGTCACCGCCCGGCTGTTGTACGACGGTGATGGCCAGGAGTTCTGAGCCACTGCCCTACCTCGCTTCCACTCGTCCGAGCCTGCGGCTCAACTCGCGCACGATGCGCACCATCTGAGGATCCGTAGTCGCTTCCGGCGAGCCGATCAGCGACGTCACGTGCTCGCCGCTCGCCGGCGTCGCCTGCAGGTGGATCGACCGCACGAGGTCGATCACCTCGACCCCGGTAGGCAGCGCAACGGTGACGCGGTCGCCGAGCCCGAAGTCGACGCCCGCCCGCAGCCCGTCGGTGTCTACCGTGACCGTTGCCAGTTCGACCGGCGCCGACCCGCCCGCCAGCGCCTCGGTGCCGTCCTGTGTCAACTCGCCCGCACTGTTGTTGTCCGCCGAGCCGTTCACGAGCTGCTCGACGCGCCACCATGCCGCGGCCGCCGCGGTGTCGGCGACCTCGACGTACGCGCGGGGCGTCGCCTGATCGGAGCCGGTGACGAGGGCGTGCGTCACGGTCGGCGCCGACCGCTTGTACCGGACCGACCGCAGGTTGCCCAGGCTCGACGAGAACCGCGCCGATGCCGTGCGATCGACCGGTGCGTACACCTCAAAGACGATCTGCGCCCCGCTCTGGCGTGTCCGGAACCCGAGCCCGCCGCCGTCGATCGCCACCCTGCGGCACGTGGCGAGCAGTCCCTCAAAGCGGGTGTTCACGCTCGTCGACGTGCCGACCCCGGCGGGCGCGGCGAGCGTGAAGTTCGGGATCCTGCGGGCGACCTGGGCGCCCGGCCCGCAGTTCTCATTGATCAGCGTCCGGATGATCGTTTCGGCGTTCGTCGCCGAGATCTGCCGGGCGGTAGCCGGCTGCGCCGACCACGCCGACGCCGGGGCGGGCCATGTCAGGTAGCCGGCCGGGCGGGCGAGGTCGTCGGAGAATGAGACCGTCACCCGGCCGGGCGGTGCCTCGCCGTCGGCGCCGATGCCCCACGAGAACTCGTTCGGGATCTCCATCGGTCCGGCCATCCATACGGCGCCGTCGCGGATGACGACGAGTCGGTTTCCGGGCTGCAGTTGCGCCATGACGTACGGATGCGCGACCAGGTCGACGGAGCCGGATCCGGGTTCGTTGAACCGCTGCGTCGCGTCCAACGACAGCCAGTCGGCTAGGGGATCGCCCTGCACGACGAGATTCTCATCGGTGACCAGTAGCTGAATCGCCACCCGCCCGCCCCCTCACGCTGTCTCGAACCGCGGGTGATACGTCAGGTCGACGGCGCTGCCGGGCCCTGCGCCGTCCAGTTGAAAAGTGACGTCCGTGCTGCCGGGCGGCAGCGACCACAGCGAGGCGCCCGGCCAGTCGAGCGCGCCGATCCAATTGCTGCCGTCCTGGTAGCGCACCTGCGGCGGGTCGGTGCGAACGGTCACCTTCTGACCGGCCAGCAGCGCGCCGTGCCCGACGGCGCTCGGGTTGACTGTGAACGCCTCGCCGTTGTCCTGCCGCGTGAACGTGATCGAACTTGCCGGGCCGGTGATCGTCCAGACCGGCCACACCTCGACGTCGCCGGCGTTGACGACCGTCGTCGCGCCGAGCACCTGCGACGACGACACAGTCGGGAACGGCGCGAGGAAGTCGGCGGCGGCCGTGCCGTACTCGCGGTGCACCGTGACTGCCTCGGTGTCCCACCAGTAAGGGTCCGCGCACCACAGCGTCAGGACCGCGCTGTCGACGATCCGCCCCGATCCCC